TCCAATCCATAGGTTTTGTGGGTTATCGGTGGCAGTGAAATTGGATACAAGAAAATCTACGACTTCCTTATCACTATATTTACGCGAAGTTTTTTCAAACCAATACTTATCTTTCCTCTTATTGAAAGAGGTTACACTAGCACGGGTCTTCGCACCATACTTAAAGAAATCGTATTTTGGATTTGTAAAATGGTTTTTTAACGACAAATAATGTTGATAGGTCTCAAACGGGGTCACTTTCAGCATCGACTAACTCAAGATCTTCAATACAATCAACTGTAACTTCATGCTCGGCAATACGATACCAATGTTTATGTACACCAAGAGTATCTGGATAAAATCCAAGATACTCAATATCATCACATTTATTCTCACGCAACCATGCCTGAAGACGATGGTGCATTAATTCATCACGAGTAATCATAGTGGTAGTTTTGCTCTAGAAGTTCGTTTCATAAAATTAAGTCTTGTAGCATCCCACTTAAGTTTTTCTTTCAGTGGTTTAGATACAAGTTTCGTTACTGATTCTACCTCAAGTTCGTTGATATCGCAATAATGACAAATAGCATCAATGTAATTGAGTTTTTCCTCAATTACAATTTTTTCAATTTCTAATGCAAATTTTGATGGTGTTAAAAATTTACTTTCAATTGCCTGTTCTAGTTCTTTATTAGGTTCCATAGAGTTCCAATTTATCTCTAACAAACTTTCCAATGTATTCTGTGAGAAGTTTGATGTATTTTGATTTGTCTCGTTCTTCATAGACGACGCATTCTCCATTTTCACAAGCCATGATGATTACAAGTTTTTTGACTGATATTCCAGTCAGTTCGTACAGCATACAACCATATGCCATGCACTGTACAAAATAGTGGTCGATCCACTCTCGTGGTTTTGGTTTCTTAGATGTTTTAAAGTCAATTATTGCTAGTTCCCCATCATATTCTGCAATACAATCAACGGTTCCAGCAATACCCAACTGTTTACTATATAGGGAACCTTCTAGGGCGTAAATATTATTTATGCGATTTAGGTCTGATTTTGAGATTTTAAAGAGAAAATCAGAAATCGGTTGAACTTTTGGTAGATCCTCGTTTTTAAGGTGATGTTCCACCAAAGTGTGCATGTCCGTACCACGACTTGTTGCAGCTTTTGTGATACGATCTGCCTTTTCATCTCCAACTTTTTTTCTCCATTTAATAAAAATCTCCTTATTAAAATGACTGGTCACCGAAGTGATGGAGACCAGTCGGAGAAGTTCTTCATCATTAGGAACTTTATAAAATCTTACCCCATCTATCGTTTCTCTTTCAAGACGAGGAAGTTCAATATCAACATGAGTAAACATTAAAAACCTGCTTCAATTTTTGCTGTAATGTATTCTTTGACAAGACCAGAACGAACAATATCATCAATTCCAAATTCAATTATATCAAACGAAGGCATTTTACGCAATACATTCATAAAATCAATGATGCCATTTCTTTCATTTGATTTGGTCAAATCTGACTGACGAGCATCTCCACAAAAACAAATTCTTGTATTTTCTCCAACACGAGTAATAATAGAATCCAATTCATGGAAATTTAAGTTCTGAAACTCATCAACAATAATAATAGCATTATCAAGTGTTGTTCCACGCAGAAAAGATGTGCTCCAAAACTTGATTGTTTCTTGTGCCTTTAAGTTACCATAAAGCATCTCAAAATCCGCATCACTAGGCATCTGGAACATATACTTTACCATATTCTTATAAGGAATTTGGTAAATGTCTGCCTTATCTTCATGGGAACCAGGAAGAAATCCAATCTCTCTGGTTGCTACAAGAGATCTGACGAGGTAGATTCTCTCATAAGGTGATCTTTCATCTAATACGTCACGAAGGGCATTGTAGAGGGTAATAAAGGTCTTTCCAGTACCAGCACACCCATAAGCAATGATGTGTTTATCATTATCATAAGAATCAAATAATCTTTTTTGATTCTCTGTCAACGGATCAATATCAATAAGATATTCCGAACTTAAAGGTTTTTTTCTTTTCATCTGCTTTGCAGTGAGTCCAACCCCAATTGGTTGCTCTGCAGACGATCTTTTTCTTCTTGCCATAAGTGATTAGATTTTTTTTACTTTAGATCCAGGCATTTTCGATGCACGATGCAATACATCGTTCCATCCAGGGTTCCTATTAATCAGTTTATCCTTCCACTCACCAACTTCTCCAGGAGAAGGGCATGTAGATGGATCAGACCAGTCACGAGTCCAGTCTGGGTTATCATTTTTCCACTGGTCCCAGTCGTGGATACTCATTTCCACTTCTTTCTGCTCACCAGTTTTTGTATTCACTACGGGGTATGTTGGCATTGTTATAAAATCAAGATATTTTATTTAGAGTCATTATACCACATACTTCCAAACATATCCTTTATGTTTTTTCCTTTTATTTTGACAAACTAAAGTTATTTTGGAAGTTGAGGCGTTATTTTTTTCTGCGGCAATGGTCATACTATCATAAACTTCAATTAAATTTCCATTAGTATCATATTTTCCTATTTTTTTAATTTTATGAGAGGTTCTTTTATATGAAGATATTTTTGATAGTGGTTGATTTTCAAAAGTTTTCCATTGAAACCCACCACAAGTTTGATATTCTCCTCTTATCACAGCACCAATGCCTTTACAATCTTTACCAAAAACATCATAAGAAGCATCTCTACAACTTTCATAAACATTGACTAGATTTCCATCCAAATCATAACAAGCAACTTTTTTAGAATTGCTTTGTTTAATTGCTTGTTTCCATCTATCCCCGTGCTTTTTATTGAGAAATCCACCACCGTCGCCTCCATTAGTCATATTATAATATGGTTTCAAAAGAGAGACATAATACATTTCTCTTTCATTTACTTTATTTTCAAAACACTCTTCTATAATTTCAAATACAAAATTTTCAACACCATACTTTCTCATAGCATAATATAACTTTGTATTTCTTACTTTTGAGTGAGATTTATGCTGTCTCCATCTTACTTTTGGTCTTTTGGATTTACCAATATAAATCTGCTCATTAAGAATATTTGTTATTTTGTAAATGTAGTGTGAAACCATAATACGATAGTTTTACTCTACCAATATTTATATAAATTAGGGACTCAAACGAGCACGATGTAGTCTCTTTTCTTCATAATACTTCCAAACATTTGGAGACCACTTTTGAAGTTCTGGAGCAATTGCGTCACAAAGTGCTTGAATCTCAATTTGAGCATCAAGTTTAGAACGAAGGTCCATAAAGTGAAGAACAGAACGAAGGTTAAATGAAACTACAAAGTTTTGTCGAATTGCCTGAGGAAGATAATCACGAATATGCTCTTCACACATACCTTGCTCATAATACTCAGCATACTCCTCACACTCGCTCAAAATGCGCTCTAACTTGCGTTGTCGGTGCTCTTCGGTCCATTCATACTTCTTACCCTTACGATTGGTGTAGAATCCCTCAGGACGCACATAGAAGACATCTTCGACATCAAGTTCACGCTTAGCAACCTTTACAACTCTCTTTCCAGTATATCGTTGCGACTGAACATCCCAAGAAGTGCCAATTCGATGAGTTCTTGCCTGAACGATTACATTATGAACAAAACCAGATACTGAAAAAGTAATTCCGGGATGCTCTAATGGGCCCCAGTGACCTCTTTCATTTGCGAGTAGTTGCTCTACAATCCACTCACCACATTCCTGAGGACTGGGGACCTTAACTTCGTGAATTGGAACCTCAGAATAATCTCCTTTTCCTGCCTGCCAAATAACTTGTTCTGGAATTGGATAACATTGAAGTCTAGCAACTTCAAGTCTCTTATCGAATTCAAGAAGATCTTTTGCTTTAATAGGTTTCATTTTTTACCAAATCCTTTCGATGTTTGTGCTTCTAATTCTTTGATTTGCTCTTTTACCGCACGTAATTGTGCTTTCATTTCCTGTATCTTATCATCATTATAAAGATGATCTTGTTTAATAAGTCTTTCAAGTAACTTAACAAGTTTCTTTGCTCTACTTGTATCAGTCATTTAAATCAGAATCCTCAAAGACTTCATCATAATCCAATTCTCGTGTTTTGATGTCACTTATTTTATAAGCACCAACATCAGAATATACTTCTGCCTTTAGGGAATCGACAAGTAGTTCGAGATTACGAACAATGAGTTTTAATTTTTCTCTCTCCATAATGCTCTTGCGTTTCAATGCAGTATAACATAAAAAAAGAGGGGATTCAACCCCTCCTGTTGTATATTGGTTGAACAGATAATAACTGTTCAAAATATTCATGTAAGTGGATACGGTAGCAAGACCAATAGATACATCCTCTATATTTTAGTTGATAGCAACTAGGAGGTCGGGAATCTTTATCCATGTCATCATGATGATAGACATAGTTATCCAAGATTTCACCCCTTTACTACACAATGTCCTGCCATACAAAGTTGTGCCGTTTTTAGTTTTTGCTCTTTGACTTGCTTTGCCTTAATGACAGAGAGCCAATTTGCTTTAACAGTGTTCTTCATTTTACAACCTCTTTGGTCTCTTCGTGCTTAATACCACGATAGGTCTCAACAAAGGTTCTTACTTCAGTTTCCTTTTTAGCGTGAGGATCATGAGAGATTCCACGATAGGTGTTCTGATTGTTATAGAGATTTAGAATTTGCATTGGATTACTCCTAAAGAAATGGGATTTTTATGCCCCGTTCCTTCAGTCGTGTGCGTCCTTGTTATCAAAACACTGAGGATCTGTATGATTGATCCAGTGAAGGATCATCTCACTCTTTTCAGATGGACTGAAAAGATCAGATTCCTCAAGACCATTTTTCAACCATTGATAATCTTCACACCTGAGAAAATGCTCTGGTGGAATATGACTAAAGAAGATCAGTGCTAATGATAACATAGGATGAACGCTCCGTTCCGCGACTTACTTGCGTCCCATTCGTTATTCGCAAATAGCAAATGGGATGAACGACAAGTCTATTATAGACCTTGTAAAGTATATAGTCAACTACTTTTGTAACATCTGTTACAATTTTTAAAAATCCTTATGAGTTAAAAATTTCACGGAGATTTTTTTCGACTATTTTTGAAATTACTTTCGGTTTTTGCTTTTAGATGTTTTTGGACTCCAGATTTTTGGGTTAGTTCTACCTTCAGATTGAATCATCGTTACAAAGTCTTCACGATACTTGTCCCAGTAGTGATCAAATATTTCTACTTTTTTATTGCATATAACAATGTCAAAGTGAGAAATTCCTTCTTTTTTGTATTCTACTAGGTATGCAGTATAGGGTAAAGATCTATCATCTGCTACTGATGGGTCACAATCTTCATAAATCACTTTCATAATTAACTTCTATTCCCCCATTTAATGTCGGGATATGCTTCGGCAACAAGTTCTTTCGTAATATTATATTTGTCGGAAAGTTTTTTATCTTTCACAAGACAAATAATTTCTGCCTCAAGAGGGTGAAGTCCTTGAAGAAGGTTAATAAACATGCTTTCACGTCTAATATTGCTCAGAGAATTATTTCCACCTCTAATAAAGTGATAAAAATTCTTACTTTCTCTACGAATTGTGGTTCTACCTTCCTTATCACTTACACCTAAAGAAAATGAACCTGCCTCGTGCATACGACGAACATCTTCTGTAAGTTTTGTGCTTAAAGTACCAGAGTTTGAAGTTTGCTCACCATATTGCGAATAAGGAACTTCACCATCTGGAAGTGCAGAGATTACACTTTCGTCAAAATTCCAAATAAAAACCATTTTAAGAGGTTTTTCTTCATACTTCTTCAAAACCTCAATCTTTTTTGCTTTTGTTCTTTGTTTAGATACCAAATCTAAAATTTCAAAGACAAATGGATTTTTTGGAAGTTCGAGTGATGTTGTTTTACTCGTCGTCTTCTTCTTCGTTGCTGTCGTAGTCATGATAGTTTTCAAAATTAAATGCGATTACTTCATCTGGAATTAAATTTCCTTGCTCGTCAAACATCTCTGGATGTGGTCTCGGCACCTCCCGATAGTTCATCATGTATTCCCTAACAGTCCAACCAATCAGTGTTCCTAGTATTAAAAATAAGATAGTTAAAAATGAACCAAAAACTAAACTAACTGCTAACATTTTTCTTACTCCAGGAAACTACTTTTCTTTTCCGTGTTTTGATGGAAAATTCGAAATAGATAGTTACTTCCCGTTTCAGAAAGCAAACCATCTTTTCAAAAATAATATGAAATGGTTGTGTCTGCTTTCTTTTACCTCCATTAAGTAGGAAATCAACACCACGATTTCTGTGGTCTTCTGATTTATTTAGGTCAAGATTTGATGATCTGGTTTTCTTTGAGGAATTTGATTGTGTCAACTGAACCCCCTAATTTTTTATCATTACAAACAACTTGTGGAAATGTCGATCCATTACCAAATTTTTGATAAAATTCTTCTTTTGTAAAGTGAGTATCTAAATTATACTCCACAAAGTTGTTTCCTGTCAATTCTAATACCTGTTTGACCTTGTAACAGAAAGGGCAGTTGTCTTTTGAGTATACGATAAAATTCATAGAAATAATTTATTTTTATATGTATAATAACACAAAATAAGAAAATATAAAAGGGGGGGAAAGATCTCCCCCCCCACATAATTTAACTAGAGGAGTTATTTACATAAGCAGAGTAAATCCAATCATCACCTTTTACGAATCCAGAAGTATGAATTCCGATATTTTGAGGTTGAATAATAACTCCAGTCTTACTATTTCTATTATATGGAATTGCAAAGATCTTACCACTTGGAGCAAGAATAGAACCTCTATAACCTGTTCCAACAGTTGCAACTTCTGCTGTTGTATCCGTTACTGGATCAATCTCAAGAATTGTATCTTTACCACTCGAAGGAGTGCAATAAATTCTACCATTCGGAGCAAGAGTTCCACCCATCCACTTACTAGATCCACTATAAGTACTTCCAATAAGACTATAATCACCATTTTCTGGATTAAATTTCATAACCTGAGTATTATTATGTGGAACAGCATAAATGTAACCATTCGGAGCAAGAACTGCTCCCCAGTATGACCAGGTTCCTCCTACAGTATGTTGTGTCGAAGTTCCAGTTTCAGGATCAAATTCTGCAACATAATTAACATTATATGGAATTCCATAAATTTTACCATTTGGTCCAAGGACAGTCGTTGTAAATTTAGCACTTCCACTCCAATTATGGTAATAAGTTGCCTGTTGAGTTGTTGGATCATATTCCAACATACGAGTTTCATTAACTGGCATTGCATAAATCTTACCATTTCTTCCAAGACATGCCGATTGATATGCAGATGTTGAGTTTGTTGCAGAACTCATTCCAACTTGTTCAGAATCACCAGAATAAGGATCAAAAACTCTTACAGAATTTTGATTATCATAAGGCATCATATAAACTTTTCCATCAAGTCCCAGTGTTACTCCAAAATAAGATCCAGTTCCTTCTGGGTCAGTATAAGTGTTTTGTCTTCCAATATAACGATTCTTTAATGTATATGGATCAATTTCTAGAGCACTTCCACTTCTAGAATCTTCAAACATGTAAATTTTTCCATTTGGTGCAAGAACACCACTTCTTAAATAACCACTTTCAACACGATTTACTATATTTCTTTCCAGATCTGGTAAAGAATATGAAGTTGTCACAACACCAACAGGATTTGTGGTTCCAAAACCAACTGGGAAGGAGGAGTATATAATAGAATTAAGAGGATTAATACCAGTCTTAACTCTACCTTTAGAATCACTGTAAAGTATTCCTATTGATGCAGTTGTTCCAATTCCAGGTGTAATATTAAATTCATCAGACAAGATTGTAAGAGATCCAACCTCAGCATCTGCACCAACATTTAATCTGGAATTAATTACAACTGGTTTAGAAATTTCAAGTGGTGTTACATCATTAATTCTATATTTTTGTATTGATGGATGTCCACCATAGAAATTGGGAAGAATTAAATACTGGTTATCATCAGTAATTGTAATACGTCCTACACTAGAGGCATAACCCATCAGATAGGTATACTCTTGCCATGCAGAGTTTGTGATGGGATTTTCAATCTTATATGGTTCTCTTAATCGATACTTCCATAT